TTTCGGGTCTATATATTTTTTTTTATCATAGTGGTATAATAGTTATAACAAAGAAAAGGGAAATTTATGGAAATATATGATGAAAACTCAAATCATTGGTTTACAAAAGATAGATCAGAGACTGCATCAAACAGGGTTCCTACAAGAAAATTAGACAACACTGTAAGTGTTGAAAACCTAGGTTTAGGGTTACATGTCTACCATGATACATTTTCTTTAGATGATGCAAACAGATACATCAGTACGCTTGAGTCAAACCTTTCAACAGGTGGCAAATATAAGTGGTCAGAAGCACAAGTAACTAACTCTACAACACCGATTAAAAAGGCTAGAGATGCTGTAGACTTTAAATACAAGCAAGAAAACCTGGGGCCAAGAGATGAAACAAACTCTGAACTTATAGATTTGCATGAAGAGATTTATCAAAAACTTAAGTACTGCATAGATGACTATGCAAAGTATTGGGGAATAAACGTTGTATATTATGAAGCCTTTAATTTTGTAAAGTATGAGGGGGCTGGAACTCATTTTAATATTCACGCTGATCATGGACCTGCTTATAACTGTACTGTTTCTGCTGTTATTTATATAAATGACGACTATGAAGGTGGGGACTTAAAGTTTCCAAGACTTGACAACTTAGTCTATAAACCAAGAGTTGGAGACATAGCAGTCTTTCCATCAAACTATATTTATGAACATGCATCACTTCCTATGGAGTCTGGTACCAAATACTGTGTTGTCATTATGACAGACATCAATGAACTGAGTCACTAATGAATAGTGAAAAGTCTAAAGTAGCAATATTTAGATCATTCAGGCCCTGGATAAATAAAGATAGCAAACACGCTCCAGGACCAACACAAAAAGAAATGCCAGATTGGTATAAAGACGCAGACAGATTTGCTAAAATGCCAAACGGAGAATACTATAAAGCACCAAAAGAAGTTTGTCCATTTCCCAAAGAAGGAACAACAGACGACTATGGAAAGATACCTACATGGAAGGCGTGTCCTGCAATTATGGATGCGTTTGCAACTGGTTATGTATTTAAAACGCCGTGTGATCTAAAATTTGCCAAAAATTCTCAGGGAATAATTAATGTAACAATAGATGACCCTAAGTATAAAGACTTTTGTACTCAAAGACCACCAATGCCACAGTTTGAACATCCTAAAGGATACTATCAGTACCACTTTGCTTGGAGTTCTCCCTGGGGTCTAGAGTTGCCAGAAGGATATAGTGCATTGTTTATGACACCAATGAACAGGTTTGACCTTCCCTTTATGAACACAACTGGAGTCGTAGATTCTGACAAGGTTCACCTTCTTGGAAGTTTCCCATTTTTTATTACAGAAGGCTGGGAAGGAACGCTTCCTGCTGGAACACCTTATATTCAGGTACTTCCGTTTAAAAGAGAAAATTGGGAACATGAAATAGAGATTTTAGATCAGTCTTCTATATATGGTAAAATGGTAGATAACGCAAATTTTTATCGTCAGCCTGATGGTGGGGTATATAAAAATAAAGTTTGGTCAAGAAGAGAATATAGATAAGGGATATATTATGCAAACATGGACAGATAGACAAGACCTTGGCAATGGAATCTTTTGCTACAAGGGCGTAATCAAAAAAGAAATTGATGTTATTAATAGACTAGAGTCTAACTTAAAGCCTGTGGGAGATACTACGGGATATGCTTGGCTACCTGCGTATGTTGGATACAAGCAACTAATGCCAGACTATAGAGATTGCAATGATTTTAAGTTTAAGAAAACAGACATCGAATATGATAAAAGTCCAACAAGCCTTAAACTTCAGGAACTTTGGCAAGATGTCTATGATGCACAGGCTCCTGCAGTTGAAGATTATTGCAAGATCCACAACATTCATGAACTAAAGTACTGGGAAGCGTTTAACTTTATTAAGTATGGACCAGGCCAGCACTTCCAAGAGCACCACGACCATGGCTTCTCCTACAACTGCACAGTGTCTCTTGTTGCTTATGTAAATGATGATTACGATGGTGGAGAACTAAACTTTAGACTTCAGAATTTGACTGTTAAGCCAGAGGCTGGAGATCTCTTTATATTTCCTTCAACCTTTATGTATCCTCATCGTGCAATGCCAGTACACTCAGGTACAAAATATTCTATTGTTACAATGCTTGACTACAATAAGAAGTTTCACACTCCAGAAATGTATGTTGCGGACAAAGACTAGTGTTTAACATTTCAGTTGAAAAAACTCCAGGATGTCTTTTTGAGATATCTCCAATGTCTATTAAAAGAGACTGGATGGATGACACTTCTGAAAACCACGCTTATAGATGTTTCCCAGTAACTCAGGCAAACGTTGTTGGATATAGTCTATCTTGCACAGAAGATATTGAGTTTGAGTGGGATGGAATAAATGATCAAACACCTGACCACGTTAAAATCTTAAGTCCAGAAAGAGCATATTCTGGGAGAGGACAATCATCTATTAGCATGGATACGGGTTTAATATTTAGAACAGATCAGGACGTTAGTATAATTGCTATTAATCCAGTCAACTATTTTAGTGATGAGTTTGAGACAATGTCTTCACTAATTAGTACATCTTTCTATGACAACCCTTTCCCTTTAGCACTTAAGGCAAAGACAGCAAATAAAAGAATAGTCATTAAAGCAGGAACTCCAGTTGCAACAATTATTCCAATATCTTTGACACAACTAAATAACACAGTTATAAAAATGGTTGACTATAAAGATGAGGACAGAAAAAGGGTAGAAGCAAACATCTCATATGGTGAAGCAGCCCAAGTTCTAAACTCTACTGGAGAATGGACTGACTGGTATAGAAATGCTGTTAACGAAAAGCAAGAGTCTATAGGGTCTCACGAAGTAAAGACTTTAAAACTTAGTGTAGAAGATCAAACAACTCAGGGCAGACCATGAATGAATTAAATCCAACACACTCTGATATAGTTAATGACTACATCAAAAGTTCTAAAGAAGGAAAGGTTGGTCATTATATGATAACTGTTTCAAGAGATGGAGAGTCTCCTGTAAGATCTATCATATCTTTTGATAATCTAGAGCAGGCCTTAGAAGGTTATGAAATGTATCAAGATGCTGGGTTTGCAAAAGACTACCTAACAGTTTCTATGTATGAGCCATCTGGACAAATAAACACAAAGGTTTTAAAAAGAAACCACGCAGGAGATCCATCATTTGTAAGGCAAAACTATATTGATACAGTAGAAGCATTGCATTATTTGAAGGATAAGTTAGACAAGAAAGACTATGAAGATGTCTGTATTAAGATTGTTACTTCTTTTGCAAAAGATAATTGGAGATTCAGCGCAGAAAGATTCTTAAAACAACTAGAGATAGAGAGGACATTGTAGGGCAAAACCCTATGATATAATTCAATTATGGACAAAATGGATGCTTCTGTTGTAATTAGAAAACCGTCACTAACGCCATCTGGCTGGTTTGGTAATGGTAAAGAGATGATTGTTGAGTTAGAAAATTTTATGACTCAAGAAGAAATAGAGTTTTTAGAGAAGGCTGCAAAGTCTTTGACAATCTGGGATGTAACTCAAAGCCACGTTAACGAAAACGGAACAGTTGTGTATGACTCTGAGTACTGGAAAGATAGAGTAGCCACTAGTCCAACTTTAGATAAAAATGATCCAACAATCGCTCCAGTAATTGCAGGCCTGTTTCAAAGGCTTAAGCCAATCGTTGAAGAGTTCTATAAGGTAAAGGTTACCCCTACTGGTACAACTATCGTTAGATGGCTTCCAGGCCAGTTTCAGAACCCTCACGCAGACAAGGAACTGCACGAAGGCCCAGATGCTGGACTTCCAAATGATTTTCCAAACTATGATCTTTCAAGCCTGTTTTATTTAAATGAGGACTATGAAGGTGGAGAGTTATACTTCCCACTACAGGGTGTACAGTTTAAACCTAAAAAGGGAGCAGCGTATTTTTTCCCAGGGGATATGAATTATGTTCACGGAGTAACAGAGATTAAGAGTGGTATTAGATACACATGTCCATTCTTCTGGGAGATAACAGAGCACACAGGAGACAGAAAGCCATGACAGAAAAACTTCTAGAGCATATTGAACTTTATCCAAAGATATTTGTATACAAGAATCTTTTTAAGGATATCACTAAGACACTTGAGATATTAAAAGACGAAAGCGAAGATGCTATTTTTAGTCCTTGGACTAAGTGGTCTCATTTTGGTGAGTACATGAATCCATTGTTTAAAGATTATCCACACACTATGAGTATTGAAGAAATTAGAAAAATAGAAACAAAGACACTG